AACTGTAAAAATCATTCTATTCTGAACAATAGTCTGGCTGCCTGCTGCACTAGATAAAGATACATTAATTAATGGTATCGGTGCAGGTATAGACGAGAAGGGATTAATATATCTTACAAATTTTAGGTTAGCTGATACTCCAGCACTTCTAAAAATTGTACTTACCCCAAAGCCCTCCATTCCTTCCAAGGTTAAATCGCTTACAAAATTAGTAGTATTTACATTGATAGTTTCAGGGTGTCCAAATGTATTTAACCCATTTACCGTTAAACTGTTTGCTGCTGTCCTGTATCCGTGACCATAAAACTCGCAATTGTTAATTGTTATAGTAGAAGCTGTTTGTGCAGTAAATATAAGTTTTAAAGTGCCTATTGTGCTATTTAAAAATATTGCGTTATCTAGGGTTACATTTCCTTCAAAATTATGAGCTAAATTAAACTGTGACCCTGTAGTTGCTCCGTCATTTACATTGACCATGCCTTGAATGGTTACATTAGAAGTTGATGTGGTTTGAATGTAACCATCAAACAGACCATTGTTACCCCCATTGATTTTTTCAAATTCAAAACTAATTGACGGTAAAGGGTCGTAAATAGTTGTATTTTGATACGTTCTAACAGTTGAGTTATCAAAATTACCTGTTATTTTAAAAACATACTCCCTTCCAGGCAAATCCGCATAATTAATAAACCTCAATCTATCGGTTGTCCTGTCTACGTCCAATGTACCTGTAACTAACAGTCGTGTATTATCTAACGTATATTGATTGCCGTTTTTAGTAACGCCAGTCAGTCCAATCATACCACTATAATTAGTATCTGTTCCTGTTTGTGTAATAACTCCTGCTGATTCTGAAAAACTCATAATTAAACCTTTGTATTGTAAATTGCCATATTAACCTCTTGCTACTATTAAATTAGTTAAATTCGTTCCGTCAAAATCACTGTAAAAAGCATCCTGCGTTGAATCGTAAGGGTTAGGTACAAACCTATATCTAGTTACTCCGTCAAGCTCGTAGTCGTAAACATCACCACCTGATATCGCTGCGTTTAACGTAGGTTCAGAGCTCCAATTATAAACTAAATACTCCCAAGTATCAGACGGGTTACTTCCGTCACTAGAAATCCACTCAGTACCATTGTAGTACTTTAGTATATTATCAGTACTATCAAATATAATAGAGCTTGTTTCTGGTTCTACAGATATTGTGTTTGCTATATCAGGCAATACTCTGAATGTAGAATTTCTTTTTATTCTATCTACAATAGATTTATTTACAAAAGAAACGCTTTGAGTTATGTCGTGGAAATTAATAAAAGCTCTATCTACAAAATCAACCCTAGGAGAATTATCTTCTACTATGTTTGATTGTGTCATTACATCTACAACATATTCTATTGAATCGTAAGTTGAACTTTTTTCTGTAGAAACAGAATTTAAAGAAGATGATGTTGCGTTTGTTTCAAAAACATTAGCACTATTACTTGTATTACTTGAAGTTCTTATCATTGTATATTATTTTCTATTATCCCATCTTGCTTTATATCCTCTAATGTCGTAATGCACAAATGTATTATAAATTCCTAATCCTCCTTCTTGGATATATCCTAATTCTATTAAAGCCTCTATGGTTTCGTAAAGTTCTATCGGTATTAATTCTTCTACTTGCAAATCTGCTGCTTTACCTAATACATGTTGAGAATTATCCTTGCTACCTATGCTATTATTGTATTCTAAGCTCCTGTAAGCACTTGTAATGTTAATTGGATATCCTATACAGTCTCTTACTACTTGAAGAGCTATAGACAAGCTTACAACGTTCTTAAATACGTGTGGCGGCATCTGACTACCGTCATTACATTGGAACTCTTCTGATTTAAAATTTTCTGTTAAGTTCATATGAATACTTTTGTTATAATCCATTTTCCAACGCTAATAGCAACAACACCTGCTCCTGTAAAGAAAGCTATCTTTTTATCAATACTTCCTTTTAAATCGTTAAACGCTTTCTCTAGTCTATCTAGTTTTTCTATAGCACCTTCTTGATTTGTTGCTGAATTGCTCTCAAGATAACCTAGAAGTTTGTCATTAACACCTTGTTGAGCATTCATGAAGTTACTAAACGCAGCAGCATCTTCTAGCTGCCTCTTAGCTTTTAGCCTATCTTCTTTAGCTCTTTCTTCTTGTGTAATAAGAATACTGTTTAATATCTCCTTAGTTGTTTTCTCTGAGTTCATCTTTTTTGTAATCTATTATAGCAAAAAAGAAAGTTGCTATTATCATTATTATATCTGCTTTTGTAAATTGAGTTGTGTTAAAGTATAATCTATCAACAACATTAGATACCGTAAATCCTACACCTATATCCAATACAAACCTAAGAACACCTCTCTTATCTATACTTGAAGATATAAAAACAATCGAGATTACTATAGCGTATAAATTACATTTAGTATCCCACCAAGAATTTACATCATCAAAATATAAATAATCACATATCTCATAGCTAAAAGCAAATAAAATAATAGATAAAGTGTATAAAAGTATTCTTAGGTTGTTTTTCATTAACTCTTCCTGTTAGGCTTTTCTTTTTTGTCTCTATCAATAGTTTTAGCTATCCTTGATTTTGATGCCATTTTCTTTTTTACTGATGTTCCTCTTTTACTGTTAATTACTCTTGTGCTCATGTTTATCTAATTTAATTATTATAGTTTATATTTTTGGTATGAGTAAGCTCCCATCTTATGATTTCCTTCTCCTGATACTTCTGCTTCGTATTTCTTCCAACCATACGGATGGTCATAAGCAGGTTCTTCTTCTGTACCCTCGTTTGGTAGATTATGCCAAATAACATCTAGTTGGTATCTATCTGAATACTCTGCTTCTGTGTCTTCTGTAGCATCTGCAATCTTTTCTATGATTAATCCACCTGCTATATGAAAGCAAGGGTTTTCTTCTGTTGATTGTAAACTTTCTAGCATCTCCAACGCTTTCTCGTGTGTTGGGAATATGTATTTTCCGTAGTGTTTCATTATGAAGTTATTTTTATTGATTTTATTTTCGCATCAAAACTAAGAGTATCGTTTACTTCTGCTAAAACTAAAAATTTGATATCATCTACACCAAGAGCAACACTATTTGTGGAGTTTCCAAAATCAACACCATCTATACTAGCAAAATAACTTCCTGACTTACCCCCTATTTTTAATACAAAATCCTGACTCGGAGTACTTGAAATAGCCATTGCAACTACAGAAGATACGCCTCCTATATCAAAATTAACAGACAGAGTGCCTAAAGGTTCTTTTGTTATACGAAATCTGTTTGAGGTACTTCCATCAGACAATGTTAATCTTCTTCGTGAACTAGAAGCTCCTAAATCCTTAAAAGAAAACTCCACAATAAAATCAGAACCATCAATCCACTTACTAATATCAGGTGTTTTAAACCCTGTGTCTGCTAGTCTTGTTTGTGTTGCTCCGTTTGTTGGTATGTAGGAAGTAGCTAGTGAGCCTGCTTCTAGTTGTGCGCCATAAACTAAAACACTAGCACTATCAGAAGTTCCAAAAGAACCTCTTAGACCTATTTTAAAAGTTCTTGAACCTGTGTTTGCGCCTGTTCTTTTAGTGTCTAATCTTTGCCATTCGTTAGTGGCTACAACAAAATTTCCTTGTTGGCTATCTGAATCAAAAGCAATTGTATAATCATTTGTATCTGCTGATTTTATCCATATGGAAGATGTTAATTCTTGTCCACTAGTAGCGTTGTATAATAAAATTAGTTGAGACACATCAGATGCCGTATTACCTCCGTTTAAATTAAAATCTAATTTTGTCGCATCATTTAAACCCGTTGGACTTATTGAGTTGTTAGGAGTCACGATTACGGAATCTCCTAAGCCTGATGAAGAACTATTCCACTGACTAAAATCTTCGCTATAAGTAATAATATTAGTGGCTTGTGGTTCGTTATTCAAAACACCAACACCATCAACATAAGTTACACTAGGCTCGTATGGTAAAACATCATATAATAAACCATCTTTGTTTACCGCTGTTTTGTTAGAGTTTCTATCACAGCCCATTAAAACAGCCTCCTTTACTCCTGTATCTGTATCAGTAACAGTCATAGCCATTCCGCCTTGACCTGTAGCCCATTCCCCGTTACCTAAATTTATTTCATATCCCATTATCTCTCTGTAAATAAGTTACTAATGTTTTTTACTACTTGAGCCCATGAAGTCGCAGTACTATCAAAAGTAGTTACATCATCATCAACCGTATTGTTTCTTGTTTTTCCATCCATATAGTATATCATTCCGTTTAGTGAGTAATCCATAACAACCATATCCTCTACAGTAGGAGATAAGTCAGTATAGCCTACAATAACATTATCTACTTTTGCTATCTGCTCAGAACCATTTTTCAACATAGTTAGTTTCCTTAATCTCGTTATATCTGAGTAATTAAACACTAAATCAGAACTTGTTACTCCGTTGTAAACACTAAAAAATATAGAATTAGAAGAAGACCCATATCCTATTATTAGATAGTTATCTGTAGCACTCGACATCTGAGTTCTTCTAACTGTAGTTCCTTCCTCTCTTGCTTCTAACTCTAAATCCCATACACATGAATTAGCATCTACATTAATAACAGAGCCTCCGCATCTCTCAGATAATCTGTTATCTAAAATCAGTTTAGGGCAGCCATCGTCAGAGTAATCTATTCTAGGTGTGTTAATAGGCATTAGCTCAGTGCCTCCATTTGCATCTGTTCTATCAGCAGCAGCAGGTCTTGAGAATGTAAAATCCCCATTCCCGTCATCAGGAATAGCAGTATATGTTTTACCAACTTTATACGCACTTGGTATGTATGCAAATATTTTACTCATAATATCTTAGTTTAATCCGTTACTAACACAAACAATAGCCTCAACTGTACCACCGTCAACAACTACTCTGTTCTCAAATTCTATAGCCACATTACTAATACCTTTTATATTAGTGTCTCCACTCCATGATTCATCATATATAGAACCATAGCCATTTGTTGAATTAGCAGCTCCTTGACCGAATCCTATAGTGTTATTTACGTGTGCTTGACCCCATCCGTTTGTTATTGCCATTTTCTATTTTTTTAAGAAACTTTTTAAGTTTCTGTTCGTTTACTTGTTTTGGTTTGTGCTGTCTTACCTTAGATTCCATGGAGTGTATGTTACTTGTTTATCTGGGTGTATATTATCATCTGTATTGTCATAGTACTCTGGAAATCTTGACTTAGTTCCTGATGTACACATATAATCTATAAGTCTATTTGAGTAGTAGTCAGCGTAAGATTTATGTTTACTTACAATCAAATCTATTTCTTCTTTACTTACTGTCTCAGACGTTTCTATTGAGTGCTTATATATCCCTGCGTTACTTATACTATAAGATGCAAAAGCCAAGTACTCAACCATTCCAAAGTGAATCAATAATGGCTTTATATAGTCGTTTACTAGATTCTTGTAATCTCCATCTGGTATAACACCGTTACCATCAAGAATTAATGTTTCAATCTTCTCGTATAACGATGTTCCGATTAGGTTTTGTACATGAATCTCTTGAGCTATTTGTACAAACTGTAAGAATTTATTAGAGTCAACACTACCTGATAAAGAAGTGTTCTTTGTAATATCATCCCTTTTTATAAATAGTGCCTTTGCCATTATATATCTTCTTCTGTTACGCTTCCTGTTTCTTCATTACCAGCTTTCTGACCTGTTTGCTGCTCTATCTCTTCTTCTGTGATAGCATTCTCTAAATTAGTAAATTCAAGAGGCTGTAAGGTCTTAAAATATAATTCTACATCATCATATCCATTGTACTCTAGTATCTTATCAAAAGCGTCTAAAATAGTGTTCTGATAAGGTCTAATAACAATGTTATCCATAAGAGTAGATGCAGTCTGTAATTCCTCTGCGTTATTACCTAATCCTGTTTGTTCTTTAATACCAACAATCATACCCGATACAATCCTATGAGAAACCATAATTTTGTTTCTTGATTCATCAGCTAAGAATTGATATTGTTCTGCTGCATCGGATAGTATAACAGGTTCTATGCTTGCTGCTAATTCTTTGCTATCGTTAAATGCTAATATGAATTTACCACTGTTACTTGTTCCTCCAAACTTCTCTCGAATGTTCTTTTCAATAATTAGTCTATCTTCCTCAGAAGGTACACCGTTATTGAAGTTAATTAACATACTTGGAGATAAACCATTTTTTATATTACTCAAGTGGTAGTCAGCAATCTCTTCTTCTAATTCAGCATAAGGCACTCCACCTTGATATGCTACAGGAGAATAATAAAAGTACCCTGCTTTATAAGGCTTTATAAATAATATCTCTACTTGCTTTTTGTTTCCGTGACCAAATGCTGGGAATCTTTTTGGTTTGTTCTTACCTGTCTTTGTTGCTTTACTCCAATCAGGTGAATAGTAGTAACCTTTTATAACTCCATCAATAGCCTTCTCTGCTCTCAAAGTCTCTACAGGCATATGAACAAGTGGCATAATCTTACTACCACCTCTTGAGTATATTACCTGAAATGCACCACCACCAAGAGTGTAGGAGTCATTTGTACCTCTATGAACATCCTCTTTAGGAAATAATTCTTTAACTACTTTTGATAACTCAGAATCCTCACCATCAATAACAGCAAGACCTTTTCCGTATATCATCTCAACAATACCGTTTATAGAGGCATTGTTTGTGGGACTTCCGTTATATCTATCAATAAGATATTGGTAGTAATCATTATCCTCTCCGTATTCAATCCAATCCTCACCATACACCTCAGAAACCTCTGGTCTTGTGTGAGAAGCCATTTCAACAACATGAATTTTTCCTTTATCAGCTTTTAACTGCGGTTTATTTCTTCTACTCATATCTAATCTTTAACAACAACGTAACCGTTATCTGATGTTTCTGCTTGTACGTATTCTCCTTTTTGAATATCATACTTATCGTATTCTTGTTGGTCTGTACACAAGATGGTGTCTCTGTATATCACATAGTATTCGTTACCATCGTTGTATAAGTAAGTATCAACACATGATGCAGCTTCAAGAGTACCGAAATCTATATTTACTCTATCTTCAAAATCTACTATATTAGATATTACTGTCAAACTGTATCTATATGCTTCATTCATATTAAATACCGCAGTAGCAACAGTGTAACCATCTTGTTGGCTAAATGTAGCCTCAACAACCTCTGTTTCCCTTGTATTCTTGTTATATATAAGTAATCTACCTGCTGAAACATCATACCTTGGTATAAATGTTATTGTTTGTTCTCCAGAAAAAGTTGTAAGTACTTTCATATAAATAATTAACTAGACGAAATATCTATGTTTCTAAACGAAAAAAGGGAAGCCGTAGCCTCCCTCTGTTCTATTTAGTTGTTTAAACCTATGCAGGGTCTCTTTGTGTACCTGCCGTTGCAGTTCCCGAAATATCTGCTAAGAATCCACCTACATTTAATGAAGGGTCAACAAAGTTAGCGTATGCAATTTCATTACCTGTTAAGCCTAAAGTGTAGCCATTAAGGTCTCCCATTGCTCTTCCTGTTACTGCTGTTCCTTCTGTTACATCAGCACCGTTCTCTAGTCCAACAACCATTACGTTTCCTTTGTAATCTTCTACAAATACATGAGGACGACCATAAGCCATTAACTTCAATTCTTTATTATCTTCTTTAGTCAGTTTAGTAAACGTAGCGTTTAATACCTGTTCGTAGTATGTAGTACCATTCTCATTAGATGAGTTTACATTTTGAGTTAAATCAGAATTTCCTTTTACATCATATTCGTAGTATGTGAAATCTCCTGCAATCTCTGTAATCTCATCATCTGTAAGAGTAACATCACCTAAATCTCCGAAATCAACGAAGTATAATTTTCTGATACCACCAACAGCATCTTTACAAGGTTTAAGTCTACCTCCTGTTAAAATACAAGCCATATTATTTTGTGTTTAAATTAAAAAGGGTAGGCAGAACCCACCCTTTTTAATGATTATTATTAATTTATATTACTTTACTCCGTAAGTTACAATCTCTTCTGGAATACCATAGTTTACAGTAGCAGTCCATCTCATACCGATACGAACATTTTGAGATAAATCAATATCCTCCATGTCAATTACCTTCAATTCAGTTTGGTTATCCATTAAACCTGTACCGAACCATAAGTTAGAGCTTCTTGCAAAAATCATTTTGTTTGATGGAAGTCCATTAGCTACGAATAACTTGAATCCTTCAAATACTACAGGTGCAATAGTTTGGTTAGAACCTCTATCCTCAAAACCTGCTGCTCCTAATCCTGCTGCTCCAAATCCTCCTAAAGAACGAATGTAAGCTCTGTAAACGTTTTGTGGAATGTAAATATAAGCATCTTCTTTAGAAATGATAGCTTCATTAGAAGAAACTGCTAAATCAACAATCTTACCTAATTCAGCAACAACATTTGTAGAATCAATAGTAGTTCCTGTTACGTTGTTTGTTACACCTGCATCTGCTACCATAAGAGTCAATAATCCATCAAACTCTCCATCATTACTATCATCTCCTGTCCATAATATCCTTTCGTTTTCTTCTGCTACTTGTGCAATGATTCTTGCTACAAGGAAAGTTTGAAAGTCTGGAGGTAAGTTATCCCATGCGGAATACCCCATAGAGATTGCTTCCCAATCACTTCTAAAGTCTTTCTTACATAATTGCATATTTACCTGGTACTCAGAAGGCTCTAAGTATCTTTCAGTTAATACCACTGCTCCTGTTGCATCAAAATCACAAGAACCCTCAGCGATAAGACCTGTAACAGCCATTTGCTTGATAACTTCTTTGTATTTGATGTTTTGATTTACCATTACACCACCGTTTGCGATAGTGTTTGCAGATAAAAGAGCTGTAGCAATATACCCTCTTTTTCTCTCACCTGAGTAAGTAGTTGTAATTGTTGTTGTAGTTGCCATATTCTATTAGTTAAATTTATTCATTTCACCAAGCACTTTATCAATGTATTGTGTTGGTCTGTTGTGTCCGTAACTTCTTCCTTGTGGTGCTTTATCTTCTGACTCTGGTGAGTGTACGATTGCATCCGTTGCAGGTTGTGCTGATAACTCAGCTACCTCTTTTGATAATTCAGCTTTTTCAGATTTCATTGCTTCCATAGCATCTTTTAAAACACTTGTAAGTTCTGTTTGAAATTTAGCAAACTCTTCTTTTGTAATGTAAGAAGGCTCTTCTGCTGATAATTCTGTCTGTACAGGCTCTTCTACAATAGTAGCCTCTTCTTTTGGTGCTGCTTCTACAGTTTCCTCAACAGTATCTTCTGCTGACAATTCCGTTTCAACAACAACATCTTCTGCTTTCGCTTCGCTTCCTGTAAGTCCTGACAAAAATGCCTTGAACTGAGATAAAGCGTCTTTTGCTTCAACTTGTTTATCCATGAAAATATTTTATTGATTAATATATAAATAATTAACTAGAGCTAGTTACCTGTTCCATTTTCGGCTATCCTAGTAGTCGTTCTAACGCTCTGTTTACGTGTTATAAGGCTATCCCCTTGGTCTTCTAATACTCCTATCCCTTGGTTAATAGTTTCGCCGTTACAGCACTTCCTAGAGTATCTTCCATCCTTGCAAAGACAAGCTCTTTTTCCTGATATTGGTGATGTGCTTTTCATTATAGTTGTTTTAATGCGTTGTCTACCTCTTCTTCAATAGCTTTTAATAATGCCATATCAGAGATTTCTGTTTTTTCTCCACTAAACATTCCTTCAATAGAAAACCCTTTAACATCTCCTGTTTTAGCCATTTCCCATGTTTTATCATCTGTTATTTTCATTGATACCATCCATGTTCCAACAGGGTGATTAAGACCAAACTTTCTTGATTTGTCATGCACTTCATCTTCTATAATCCAAGACTCTGTTACCGTATTACCCGATAAAGAAACTTCATGCTCTAGTGTAGAATTGTTTTGATTTCCTTTTTCTAGAAATATCTGCGAAGCTCTGCTTACAGTTTCCTTTGGGAATCTAATATTGTAATAACTACCATCTTCTTTCTTTCTTAAAATCTTCTTGTCTGGTATTAAAACAGCTCCCATAAAGATTCTTCTATCTTCATCAATAGCCGTTAATTTAACCTCTTCTTCTTTTGATAATGCAACCGCCTCTGCTTCTATTGCAGGTGTATCTGTTAATGATATTGCACTTACAATACCACTCCAATCTGTTGATTCATCAATTACCATGTCTATAGTCTCCATAATCTTAATTTTATAATTCTGCGTTATTTCTATTGTTTCTTATTAATGCTTCTTTTGTCATAACATCTGTTACTGATACGTATGCTTTTACAGGTTCTTTTTCTGTACTCCCTATAGCATCTGCTAGTTGATTAACCCCTGTGCTACCAACTATATTAAAGTCTGGTGGTTGTACTGTTTGAGAGCCACTTCCCGAGCTATCACTACCCCCTGTGCTTATGGAATCAACTCCCGATATAGCACCTGCTGTAATTGCCGCAATACTTAATCCTGCTCCAATTTTCGTGTTCGCTACTCCTTTTCTGTATAAAGCTGTATTTGCTTTTATCTCCAAGCCAGCAGGTATAGAACCTCCGGGTATCGCTGCGTATTTAGCTATGATTTGCTGGTTAGCTGCTGCTGTTGCTGCTGTAGAGACACCAATGCTCTTTGCTGCTGCTGTTACAACACCTCCTATAGCTGCTGCTTTCTCTGTTATTAAAGCTGCTTTTTGCCACTCCTTATTCTTGTTTGTAATAGCTCCTAGTATAGACGAAAGACCTGACAAATAACTTACGTATTCGTTATTTACCCTTTGTTTTTCTTCTGCTGCTAATCTCTCTTGTTCAAGATTGAATTGAATCATTTGGTTATTAGCATCGTAGTATGCTTGTTCTGCTTGTGAACGCTCAAGAGTGCCTTTTTCAGTGGCTTCTAATAATCTATTTTGATAATCAATTTCATTTTGTATTCTTTGATTTTGAGCATCTACAAAGCCTTGATTAAAACCTAAAACACCTTCACTTCCTCTGTCGATACCCTTTAAAGCTTCTGCTCTATCTCTAGCTTCTTGTTCTGCTCTTGCTCTTTCTCCTTCTTTTCTTCTTAGCAGGTTAATTTCAGAATCGTAAACAGCTTCTATATTAGCCAACACTATTTTAGAATCTTCTTTAGCTTTATTTATAGAATCTTCTGATGATTTTATAGCGTCTAATTTTTGCTTATCAGATAAACCCTTAGTCTTTATAAACTCCTTTAGTCTAAGTTTCTCGGTTTCCTCAAAGTTATTTAGCTTTATCTCTAAATCATTCTTTGAAAACTCTGCTTTCTCTCTTATTAATTCTTCATCTGTTTTTACTTCTGCTTTTAAAGAATCTTGCCTAAACTTCTCAGCTAATGTTTGTAAATTTAGTAACCTGCTTCTAAAACCTCTCTTTACTCCGTCAGAGCTACTATCGCCACCTATACCAGAAGCATCAAAATACTTCTCATAAGACTTGGCTATCTTTTCAGCTGCTTTTATCTCTTTTTCAGAGCTTTTTTCTATCTGATTTATTTCATTATTTCTTAATCTTATCGCTTGTTTTGATATTTCTTCTCTTGTAGTGTACCCGTCTTTTATTATAGCGTTAACTTGATTTGTTGTTAGCGCTGTCATAGCACCAAGCTCTCTTATCTTGTCAATCTCTTCCTGTATAGGGGCAATTTTCAAATCCCTCTGAGACTCTAAGTCTATTAATTTCCCCTGAGCCTCTTGGAACTTCTGAACAGCTGCTTCTGATTTAGCTCTTTGTTTAAGTAGTCTTATGTAGTCTTTCTCAGCCTCTACCTGTTCTTTTGTTCTTTCTGTGTTCTCGTATAGGTTGGTGTTAAATTCTGGATATTCTTCATTAAGTTTCTTTATAATCTCTAGCTTTTCAGACTGCTCTGTAGCCTCGTCATTAAGTAAAGATATATATACCTTGAATTTACCAACAGAATTACCTGCTATATTAGCAGCCTCTTTCATTAACTCTATATTTGTTTTAAGAGCATCGTTTACAGAGAATAATCCAGACAACCATTTCTGAAACCATTCTGCTTGTACAATACCTAAAACAACCTGTATAGCCGTCATAAGACCTATAATTCCCTTCATCGATTGAAATATCTGATTAAGAGAGTC